CAAGCGAGTAAACCCGGTCAAGGAAATCAACAGGAACAGTATTGGCCGAAGGGACCAGAGTTGCGCGCTTCTCCATAGAGAAGTGGTGTTCGCGAACTTCACCGCGAGCCATAGAGCGGAAAATCTCCGCGCTGTTGTCCCGGGTATCTTCGACAATCTCGAAACCGCGTGAAGCTTCGGCGACCTCAAGGGCACGCTCTTCGGCTTTGGATGCGGTGTCGATGGAGCGGTGAGCGGCATCAATGTCGCGCTCAATACGCTCAATCTTCTCCAGCTCGGCAGCGTCAAGGCCACGACCTTCAGACTCTGCGCCGTCAATGACATCGCGAATCTGCATGGTCAGGTTTGCCTTAAGCTCCTGCTGGCGCTTAACAAACTCAGACATTCTTAGTTTCTCCTTAGTTGGAATTAAAGTAATCGCGACCGCGCTAACGCAGAATCACTAACGCCAGAGCTAACTCACAAATGCGCTAGTTCTATTTTATGGAACAGGGTGCCATCTACTGCGCAAAAGAGAAACCCCCCGGGAAAAGTAAAGAAAAACCGGGGGGCCTACTCTTAAAAAAGAGTTCTCTATGTAAGAAAAGAATAACACAGAAAAAAAGAAAACCCCACTAGGGAAAGGGTGGAAAACCTAGTGGGGTAAACCCGGTGTGACCGCAACAGCGACTAACGCTTTTCGGCGGCCTTAATGATTCGGGTTTCTTTCGCCGGCTCTGCATCGAGCTCGACAATTGCGCGAGCCCACTCTTCCGCCAGTTCCTTAATAGGACCAGAAGAAGGGTTGCCTGCAATCTTCAGAATCGTGCGCTTGATTGTGTCTTTGTCAGCCATTAGAGATCCATCATTAGTAGTTCGAGCTTCTTTTTCTTCAAAGCAGTAAGCTCTTTAGCTTTCCGCTCGGCTTCGTCAATCTCCGCTTGATCCACAGGGGCAAGCTCGGAAATAACCTTTTCCAGAAGTGTCCGATCATCGCTTGTCATATCTTCGCCATTCTCGATTTTCAGGAGAGCATCAGCCAGGGCATCAGCATCTACTTCGGCGCGAGTCGCAACCATGTCAAGGCCGCGAACAGTAGCGGTGCCTTCAGTCTGCCGGTAAGCGGGGAAAGCTGTAAGGGAAACTTCGTGAAGCCTTACGCTCTTAAGCACGCGCTCGGTTCCATCCTCATTCCACTGGTCGCCACCCCGGGCAGGCATAGAGAAACCGAAAGAGAAACCAGTAACATCACCGCGAGCGATAAGCTCCCGGGCATCGCGCCCATAAGAAGTGTTCGGGAGCGTAGCGGAAACTTTTAGCCCGCGCTCATCTTCGATAAGGCTGAGAGTGCCCGAGCGTGTGGATCCAAGCACAGCGCCGGTGTCGTGATTCCACAACAGCTTGACATCATTGCGGGAGCGGAGAGAGCTTCGGAAAGCGCCAGGCTTGATTACTTCAGTAAAGCCGCCAAGGTTCTCGCTCCGAGAGTCGAACAGGGCCGCATAACCTTCCAGGTGCATACCTTCGGAGTCCTCACGAACTTCGAAAGTTTCTTCGATGATGCGGGTTTCGAGCTTGCTCAATGCTTCGCCTTTCGCTCTTCCTTCATTCTCTTCTTCAATTCTAGCAACCACGCCTTCCGCGTATGCAAGAGCCCGCTCCGCGCTACGCTTCGAACCGCCACCACCCCATAATGCCATAGCGACAGCGCCGGGACCTGGATAAGAATCATCCCCGGGTGTGTTCTGAGGCGCATCCATGTCCACAAGGTGTCGTGCGATCCATGCGCGAATGCGAACCCATTTATCGGCGGTCACATTGCCTTCCGCCATAGCCCGGGCTTCGCGCACCGTACGATCCACAAAACCATCACCGGAGAGCACTGCCATATGCCATTCGAGCCCCCTTCTGGCAGAAGCTCGCATGTAAGCGGGTGGCGACAAATCCACTTGCCGGCGCTCGTCATCGTCATCATCTAGTGGCGCGATTTTAGTAAGAGTCGCAAACCTGTGCCCAACCAAAATATCCGTGTCATCCCAATAGGGCAAACCTGTTTCGTCATCTTCTTCCTGCCGGTAAACCCGAATCAAAGCCGCTGGATTTTCCGGAGTCGCGTTAATCGTGACAGAAGAATTGGGGATTTCTAAAGCGCCTTCGGTGATGATTCGCTCGATACGACCGCGAGCCATGCCCCCCGAAGAATCCCATTCAACAAAATCGCCAACGCTTAATTCGTCAGGCTCGGCACGAAGTGAGCGCTCCCCTTCGAAAGTAGAGTTCTCGGCGGCGGCAATTGCTAAAGCCTGGTCAATGGCCGCTTCCTTGTCAGATCCATGGCAGCCCATAACTTCGCCATCTTCTTTAACGGTTGCCCAGCCCTGGCATCCCGGCGCATCTTCCTGGATGAAATAAGGCATTAGTCATTTTGCCTTTGGTCAAACACATGAACTATTAACCCATCGGGCGTAGAAGTAGCCCAAACTTCATCATTGGCCGCGATATCGAGATAAATAGTCTGCCCCGGGTCAATGTGCATAGAAGCGACTGTGGAGAGAGCTTGTGCGGAACCGCCGGCAATCCAAATATATTCGTTAGAAGATTTCGTGGCATTGTGCAGAACAATCTTGTGGGGCATATTATCTGCGCCAACAATTTGCTTCGCAACCGTATTAGAGCACTCGACCTGCCGGGTAATAATCGCCATTATTGAACTCCATAAACAGATTCCGGATTTTCCGGGTCAATCTGACTAACCGGCTGAAGTTGTGTCGAAGCCAGGCCGGTGTGACTAATCGGATCCAAACCAACAGCCGAGAGAGCTTCCGCCGGGTCGTAACCGGAGAGAACAAGAATCTGCGCCATCTTCACGCGCTTCTCATCGGCAATCAAATCGGCTGCATCAATGTTCACATTCGCGAGCGGAACCCTAACGCTTTGCGCCGCTGGATCGTCAATATCGGACAAGTCCTCAAGCCGGCGAACATCGTTAATGGTGAGAAAGCCTGCCTGGAGTCCGATGCTGTACGCGCTCATGCGAGTGTTCAAATCGGCGCGTGCGAGCCCATCAAGATTAAATTTGATGAAGCTTGTTTCGCCACCGGGAACCCGGGACATGAGCGGGGAGAAAGCATCTTCGAGCTTCTGCACGATAGGGCGCAAAGTGTGGGTGATGAACTGCAAATTGTTTTGCTCCACCGATGCATAAGTTGTCGTGCCCGGAATATTGAGCATGTTGGCGGGAATGTTAAAAGCTCTAGCAATATCTTCGACCGCTAGGCGGCGAGCATCAATTGCTTGCGAGCTCTCGGGATCCACCTGTGTTGCTTTAAAGACTGCACCGCCGGACAGGATGCCGGTTCTGTGTCCCTTCCGCCATCCCCGGTGACGACTGTCAAAGCTATTGCGCAAGTTTTCGGCCTGCTCGTTTGTCAGGTTGCCGGGGAACTCAATGACTCCATTCAGGTTTGTTCCCTGCCCGAAGAAAGTGCTGGCAAAGTTCTGAAGTGCGAGCGCAAGCCCCATGTTTTCTTTAAGAGCTTCGACACGCGAGACACCGCGAACAGTTCCCGGGCGGAGAACATCCGGGATAAAAATCATTTCCTCTTGTGTAAGAGCTTTATCTTCGCCTTCGATTTGGAATTGCAAAGTGCCGTTACCGTTGCGCTTCACCGTTACGGTTTGCGGATTAAGCACAACAAGGTTTGCCACGCGCCCCTGCCGGTTTCTAAAGACTCGCACGAAAAGGTTTCCATCGAGCAGGAGCGAAACAATCGCACTATTCCAGAAGGCGGTGCGGGGAAGAGCAATATCGGGGCGCTCCACCCATTCGGGCTTCGGGCGGAAAGCTCGGCGCTGACCGTCAATGCGAATAAAACAATCCACCGGGAGCGTGCTAATCGTGGCCGCGATAAGGCTAACTGCGCTAAAGACAGCGTTCACCTGGAAAGCGGTTTTGCTGTTTATGTTCGTATCGGAAAGATTTCCAAAAGCAATGTCGTCACCGGCTTCAAAAACAGTCTGGTAACTAATAGCTCTCTCTTCGAAAAGTCTGTTT